CAGTTGGTGATAAAATCGAACAAGAAGTAACAGGTGGATATGCATATGGATATGTTATTTCATATGATACTGAGACTAATGTTTTAAAATATTCTCAAGATAGATCGTTATATTATGCTGGTGGAGGAGGATCCAATCATACTGATTTTGTTGGTGTATCTTCATTCTTTGATTCTTCAACGGGAAATAAATTTAAGTTTAATTCAACTAACACAATAAGAAAGAGTGTTGGTGGATTTAATGCAAGTGTTGATTCTGGATTCTCTGGAATCACAACGACTGTTGGAAATAAAATTATTAATCTTGGAACAGAATTTACATCTGGACTTGCAAATCCTGAGATAAATAATACAACAGGTGAGATAATTTATATTGACAATAGACCTGCTGTTGTTAGAAACCTAAGACAAAAAGAAGACATCAAAATTATTCTGGAATTTTAAAAAATGGCTCAAAAGACAAATCTAAACATAAGCCCATATTTTGATGATTTTTATGAGCCGGGCGAAGGTGGGAAAGATAAAAATTATTATAAAATTTTATTCAATCCTGGAAAACCAATCCAGGCTAGAGAATTAAATAATATTCAATCATTACTCCAAAATCAGTCAGAGTCCTTCGCTCAACACATGTTTAAAGAAGGCTCCATGATTGTTCCTGGAGGAGTTTCATATGACAATCAATTTGAAGCAGTAAAATTAAAACCAAAACAGTTTGGTATTGACATTACAGCATATTTTGAAAATTTGGTTGGTAAAACTATTGTTGGGGAAAATTCCAGAGTTTCCGCAACAGTTAAAAAAGTCGAAGAAACTAATGCAGCAGTTGAATATCCAACAATTTATGTAAAATACTCAGAGTCAAATACTGAATATGAAATTGCTGGATTTGAAGACAATGAAGTGATTACATGTGAAGAAAATATTGTATATGGTAATACCACAATCAGTGCTGGAACTGCAGTAGCAACAACAATTGATGCAGAAGCAACTGCAACTGGATCTGCAGTTTCTATTAGTGATGGTATATATTTTGTTAGGGGATATTTTGTAAAGGTTGCACAAGAAACAATAATCCTTGATTATTATACCAACACACCTTCATATAAAGTTGGTCTTAGAATCACTGAGGAAATTATTACATCTAAAGATGATAAAACTTTATATGATAATGCTAAAGGATTTACTAACTATGCGGCTCCTGGTGCTGATAGATTTAAGATAGGTACATCTCTAACCAAAAAGTTACTTACCGACGATAAAAATACAGATTTTATTGAATTATTAGTAATTGAGAATGGAGAAATTAAGGTTTCACAACCTAAGACACAATATAATCTCATAAAGGATTATCTTGCAAAGAGAACATATGATGAGTCTGGAGATTATGTAGTACGTCCTTTTGATTTATCTGTAAATAATTCCTTAAATGATAAAGTTGGTAGTGATGGTCTTTTCTATTCCGATCAACTGACAGAAGATGGTAATACACCATCTGATGATCTTGCATGTTTGAAGGTTTCTCAGGGTTTGGCATATGTTCGTGGATATGATATTGATAAAACTGGTGTAGAAATAATTGATTTAGATAAACCAAGAACCACACAAGAAGTTTTATCAGCAAACATTCCATTTGAAATGGGCAATTTGTTGAGAGTAAACAATATTACTGGTGCTCCTTTACAGAAAGATGTAGTTTATCTTCAAAGTAGAAGAAAGGATGGTTCTCTAACTGGTTCTGGAACCACTGTTGGATCTGCAAGAGTTTATAATTTTAACTTAACTGATGCTGCTTATAGTGATTCAACAACGAATTGGGATCTTTACTTATATGATCTTCAAACATACACAGAACTTACTCTAAACAACACAGTATCTGCTTCTCAAGTTCCCGCTACTTCATATATTAAAGGAAAGTTTAGTGGTGCAAGTGGTTATGCTGTTGAGGCTGGTAATGGTACAGATGGAATTAAGGTAAGACAGACATCTGGATCTTTTACAGTAAATGAACCAATCTTAATCAATGGCGTAGAATCTCTTCCTAGGTTAATTAAGGCTATCAAGGTTTATGGAACTAATGATGTATATTCTGTTCATCAACCAACATCAGTATCTGGATTTAGTACTGCTTTCTTAGGTGATGGACTATTATCTAGATCTTTAAGAACTGGTACAATTACTATTACAACTGGCGGTTCTGCAACAATAGATGCCCCAAATACTTTTAGTGGAATTACAAGCGATACTATCATTAGATATAGTGTTGCTGGAGTTACTACAGAAAATTATAATAGAGTTGCATCAGTATCTTCAGATTTAACAACTTTAACTCTTGCAGAAGTTCCTGGTGTTCCTGGTATATGCGATGGTTCATTCCCAGCTTCCAATTATACTGGTAAGTATTCATTAGGATTCCCACAAGTAATAGATCAGGAAAAAGGATATCTATATGCGGAACTTCCAGATGAAAATGTTTCTACTGTAGATTTGAGTGGATCTACAGTATCTTTCTCTGCACAGTCTAATACAACATTTACTCCATCATCAAATACATTGACCGTAGATACTGGATCCTTCAATCTTGGAATTAGTTCTGCAGTAGCTAGATTTGAAGTATTTGATGAAGAAAGATATTCTATCTTCTATGAAGATGGTAGTATTGAAGATCTTACTTCTGATAAAGTTACTCTTTCTGCTAATAGTAATCAGGTAACTTTTTCCAATATAGAAAATAAAGCGATTTCAAGCATCAATGCAACTTTTGTAAAGAACTTCATTCAAAGCAAAGTTAAAAAATATAATAAGTCTCAAGTTTTAGATGTAACTTTATCTAGAAATGCTGAGTCTGGTAGTAATGCAAATAGTTCTGTTAATGATGGATTGACATTCAATGATTACTATGGTTTAAGAGTTCAGGACGAAGAGATTTCATTAAATTATCCAGACGTTGCTGAAGTAATAGCAGTTTATGAATCTCTGGATTCTGCAGAACCAGTTCTTGATACTGTCACCTTTAATTCTATTGTAGATGTTTCAAATAATGCTATCATTGGTGAAAATGTCATAGGAAATAAGGGTGCTGTTGCAAGAGTAGTTACTAAACCATCTGCAAATACTTTAGGTATTGTTTATCTAAACACATCTAAATTTGTCAGTGGTGAAAATGTAACATTTGAAGAATCAAATATTAGTACTAATATTACAAACATAACTTTAGGTAAGTATAGAAATATTACTTCAAAATTTGATTTAGATAAAGGACAAAAAGAACAATATTATGATTATTCTCGTCTTGTGAGAAGAAGAGGTGAAAGTGCTCCATCTAAGAGATTAAAAGTTATCTTTGATTACTATACAGTACCATCTGGTGATACTGGAGATTTATTTACAGTAAACAGTTACTCGGAAGATGTTTTCGGTAAATATGTACCATCTATTGGTAAGAAAGAGGTTAGAGCATCAGATACTTTAGATTTTAGACCACGAGTTTCAGTTTACAATTCAACTACATCTTCACCATTTGATTTTGCTTCAAGATCATTTGGAACTGATCCAAAACTAATTTTAGCACCAAAAGAAAGCTCTCTTGTTGATTACAGATTCTATTTGGGAAGAATTGATAAACTCTTCTTGACTACAAATGGATTATTCTCGTTAGTAAAAGGTGTTCCATCAACTAACGTTAAAGAACCAGATAGTCCTGATAATGCTATGGAAATAGCAACTATCTCATTACCACCATATCTGTATAATCCAGCAGATGTAGGTATCACACTCAGAGATAATCGTAGATATACGATGAGGGACATTGGAGACATTGAAGATAGAGTTGAAACTCTTGAAACTACTACATCACTTTCTTTACTGGAACTCAATACACAAACTTTCCAGGTTCAAGATGCCGATGGACTTAATAGATTTAAGAGTGGATTCTTTGTTGATGACTTTAGAACAGCAAACTTTATAAATGTTCTGTCTAAGGTAAACGTAACTACAGATCTTGGAGAATTAAAATCTGAGACAAACAGAGACTCTATTAAATTAAGACCAGTTACTCAGGAAAACATCACAGATGCTAATCTGGATTTGAGTTCTGATCCTGCATTGTTTGATCCAAATGTTCAAAAAACTGGAGATGCTATTACACTTAAATATGAAACTGTAGAATGGTTAAAGCAACCTTTTGCAACAAAAGTTGAGAATGTAAACCCATTCCATGTTATCTCATATGATGGTAGTGTTACTTTGAACCCACCTCAAGATAGTTGGGTTAGAAGGATTCAGGCACCAGATCGTATTGTAAATCGTGTTCAATTCCGCTCAGTATTTGGCGGTTGGGGTGGAGGTGGCTTTAGTTCAGTAAGCAACTCTACAAATATTAGACAAGAAATGATTGCCACTGCGGCAGAAGTATTCATGAGATCCAGAAACACTGGATTTAGTGCTGTAAATCTCAAACCATTTACTAGAATATATCAATTCTTAGATGGAAATGGAAATGTTGATTTCATTCCAAAATTAATTGAAATAGCAAGTGATTCCAATCTTCAAAATTCCGGAGCAACTGGATCATTTAGTGTTGGAGAAACTGTAATTGGTACAGTAAATGGTGAATCTTTGATAAGATTTAGAGTAGCACAATCTAATCATAAGATTGGACCATTTAATAGTCCAACTATAACATATTCTAGCAATCCATATTCTACTGACGAAAATGTACCTGCATCTTATAGTTCTTCATCCAAAACTTTGAACGTTGACATTGATTCTTTGAGTGAAGAAGCTCAAGGACTGTTCTTTGGATACTTAACAACTGGGATGAGATTAATCGGTCAAACTAGTGGTGCAGTTGCGTTTGTGAAAGATCTTAGATTGATCACAGATAAAAATGGATTCTTGGCAGGATCATTCTTCTTAAGAAATCCTTTCACTGAACCAGCACCTGCTATTAGAATTGGAACAGGTGTTAAGACATACAGACTTTCTTCTAGTGAAACAAATGTAATTCCATTACCAGGTAGTAAACTTATTAGTGCTGGAGAAACTCCATACAGATCTGAGGGTATTAATGAGACCTGGAGAAGAGTCATTACAAGAACTAGGACTGTTACTTCAGTATTCTTTAGACCAAGACCAAGACCTCCCGCACCACCACCACGCAGAAGAAGAGATCCACTTGCTCAAACTTTCTCTGTTGGATTTGATCCGTTTACTTTTGATGCAAAACCCGAGGAAGCTAATGGCGCTTATGTAACAGCAGTTGATGTCTATTTTGCAAATAAGGATCAAACCTTACCTGTCACCGTAGAGTTAAGAACTGTTGAACTTGGAACTCCTACTTTAAACCGTGTTGGAGATGCTGTAACTATTCTTCCAGAACAAATAACTGTTTCCAGTGACGCAAGCGTTGCAACACATATTGAATTCCCATATCCAATATATCTCAATAATGATGAAGAATATGCACTTGTTCTTCTTGCACCTCAATCAGATCAATATGAAGTTTGGTTGGCGGAAATGGGAGAAAAGACAATTGAAACCGCTTCTCTACCTGATTCACAGGCAATAAGACATTCCCAACAATTTGGTATTGGAAGTCTTTTCAGGTCACAAAACGGTTCAATCTGGACACCAAATCAATATGAAGATTTGAAATTTGTACTTTACAGAGCTAATTTCACAGCAACTTCAGGCAGTGCTTTATTCCATAATCCTACTTTAAATCAAAGTAACAATTATGTTCCAACTTTACAACCCAATCCAGTTGTTACACTTCCAAGAAAACTGACTATTGGTATCACTACAACTAGTGATGCTCCAACTATTGCAAATCTTGCTGTTGGTAGAAAAGTTTCAACCAATGGTGTTACTGATTATAATTCAGGATTTGTTGTTGGAACAGGAAGTAAAGTTGCATCTGAGGAAGTAACCACCGGTGGTTCGAATTACACCTCCACAAGCGCCTGTGAGACGTTTAACATTACAGGGTCTGGAACAGGACTAAAGCTTGATATAACCGCCACCAATGGCGTTATAACTGCAGCTGCAATCGATACTCCAGGTAATGGATATTCAATAGGTGATGTTGTTGGTATTAAGACTTCAACAGTTTCTCCAGTTGGAGGAAGGGACGGTAGAATTACCATTACCGGAATTACTGGTCTTGATACACTATATCTCTCCAATGTTCAGGGAACAGAGTTTGATACCTCAGATAAATTGGTATATTTTGACAACTCTGGAGTTAGACAGACATTGAGTGGTATTGATGTATTGTCATCAACATCTGAAGGTGGAGTTTACAGTGGTAACTATTTGAAGGTTAATCATTATAATCATGGAATGTATTCCAGTGCAAACAAAGTGACTTTGTTTGATGTTGAATCTGATATTTCTCCCACTACATTATCAAATATTCTAGTTACATCCGATACTTCAATAAGTATCGCCTCAACTGCAAACTTTAGTACTTTTGAAGGATTAACCGTATCATCAAGTAATCCTGGATTTATAAAAATTGAAAATGAAATTATCAAGTATACTTCAGTAACCGCAGGTACTCTTGACGGTATTACGAGATCTATTGATTCCACCATTTCTGCAGATTATGATTCTGGTGCTTCGGTGCATAAGTATGAACTTAATGGTGTTTCTTTAAGAAGAATCAATAAGACACATGATGTAAGTTCTACTGGAATTGATCTTGATAGTTACTATGTTGAGATTGATAGAAGCAACTTCGATTCAAATGCGACTAATAGAGCAGCAGATCAAGGTAGTGGAGGAGATCCAGCAAATTCATCTCTCTTAGCATTTAATAATGAAGAATCTGCTGGTGGTAGTAAGGCTCAAGGAACTCAAAATGTTCTATACAATGCTGTAATTCCAGTAATTGTAGGTAACAGACCAAGTTCTGCTACTAACATAAGTGGTCAAATTAGATCCGTAACTGGAACTAGTGTAAGTGGTAGTGAGGCATCGTTTGTAGATCAACAATATGAATCTGTTGAATTAGGATCTTTAAATTACTTATCATCTACAAGATTACTCTGTTCGAATATCAATGAGCAGACTCATCTTTCAAGTCTCCTTAGAAATAAGTCATTCACTCTAAAAGTTGATCTGGAGACAAACGATTCTTATGTATCACCACTTATATTCTGGAAAGAGGGATTTGTTCAATTAAATTCAAATAGACTTAACAATCCAATAGCAGATTATACAACTAGCAATCGGGTTAACGACCTGTTTGATGATCCACATTCTGCTTACTACATGTCTGATGTAATTTCTTTAGAAAAACCAGCAACTTCACTGAAAGTTCTTGTTAGTGCATATAGACATGAATCATCTGATTTTAGAGTTTTATATTCTCTCATTAGACCTGATTCAAGTGAAGTTGAACAATCATTTGAATTATTCCCTGGATATGATAATGTAACTGTTGATAATAATCAAGATGGTTTCCCTGATGTTATTGATGAAGCATTGAATAGTGGTCGTCCTGATAGATTTGTTCCTGCAAGCTTAGATAATCAATTCTTAGATTATGAATTCAGTGCAAATAATCTTGGTAACTTTACAGGATTCATGATTAAGATTGTAATGTCAGGAACTGACCAAGCATACACTCCAATCTTCAAAGATCTTAGAGTAATTGCTTTAGCATAATATGAAAATACCAGTAAAAGGGTATCCAAATTTATATCGTGATGACGAGACAGGTGCTATCATAAATTGTGATAGCACCGGATATGAACAATACATGATTGCCAAGAATAGAAAAAATTCTCAAAGGCAAGAAATTGATGAATTGAAAAAAGATGTCGGTGAAATCAAGTCCATTTTACAGGAGATTTTAAATGAATCCAGACGAAATCACACTTGAATCTATGTCTAAGTCGTTTGAATATGAACGACAAGCAAGACTAATTGATGAATGTAGAGACCTTGATGAATTAAAAAACATATGTAAGTCCTACGCTAAATTGTATTTCAAACAGCAAGAAGTTTTACAAGCTTTACCTGCTCTATAAATAGCGAGTCATTTTATAGATAAATAGTTGAAATATAAAATAAAATACTAAATGTCTGCCGTATATGTAAATAATCTGACAATTAATACCGGAACAGACTTTGAGCAAGTTTTTACTCTTGCAAGTAGTTCTGGTAATAGTGCTTTGGATTTGAATGGATATACTGGTGAAGCTAAACTAGCAAAACATGCTGGAGCTGCAGAGGCAAATAAAGTCTCTTTTGCTGTTAGTTTTGTTGTTCCAAATGATGGTGTTGTATCCATAGCATTAACAGATGGACAAACTTCTTCTCTAACTGAAGGTAGATATGTCTATGATTTGGTTTTAGATGATGGATCGAAAAAAACAAGGGTCGTTGAAGGGATGGCATTTGTTAGAAAAGGAGTTGTCTAAATGCCAAGAATTCCAGTAAGAATTGGGCAAGAAAATAGAGTAAAGGTTTTAACGGCTTTTGGTGGTAGAGACATACCAGTCTTAGCTACTAATGCAACAAATCTTGTTGGTGGTGCTGCAACTGCCAGTTCTCTAAGGGTTGAAGGTCCATCAGTTTTCATAGGAACTTGTAGATTTACAAGTGATGTTTTCCTGGAAGGTGGAATTGCCAGATTCCATAATTTTTATGTTAGTGGAATTGCCACTTTTGCAGTTGGATTGGGAAACACATATGGTATTCCATATTTTCAGGACAACGGTGTATTGGGATCAACCGCAACACCATCTGTAGGTATTCAAAGTAGTAATTTGTTTTTAACAACTAACGAATTAAACATACCAGTTTGGACTGGAACTATTGATGGGGGTACATTCTGATGGCAAAACCAACAACACAAGCAGAACTTTTAGATTATTGTAAGAGACAATTAGGAGCTCCTGTTTTAGAGATTAATGTAGCAGATGAGCAATTAGAAGACTTATTTGATGATGCCCTTCAGTTTTTCCAAGAAAGACATTTTGATGGTGTAGAAAGAACATATTTGAAATATAAAATTACTCAGGATGATATTGATAGAGGTAGAGGAAGAGCAGCATCTACCGTTTCTGGAATTGTAACTACAACAGAAACACCATCCTCCCCTGTTGGTTCTACAACGGAATTTTCTTTTGAGGAAGATTCAAATTACTTACAAATACCAGAATCTGTAATTGGTATCGAAAAGATTTTTAAATTTGATGTTAATAGTATTTCTGGTGGAATGTTTAGTATCAAATATCAGTTATTTTTAAATGATCTTTATTATTTTAGTTCTGTTGACTTACTTGGATATTCAATGACCAAATCTTATTTGGAAGATATTGATCATTTATTAACAACCGATAAACAAATAAGATTTAACAAGAGACAAGGAAGACTATATTTGGATATTGATTGGGGAGATCAAACAGCTGGAGATTATATAGTAATTGATTGCCACAGAGCGATGGATCCAACATCTTTCAGTAGAGTTTACAATGATTCATTTTTGAAGAGATATTTGACTGCATTGATAAAAAGACAGTGGGGACAAAATTTAATTAAATTTAAAGGAACGAAACTACCTGGAGGAATAGAACTGAATGGTAGAGAAATATATGATGATGCTTTAAGAGATTTAGATTTAATTCGTCAAGAGATGAAACTTTCGTACGAAATGCCTCCTCTTGATTTCATAGGATAGGAAAATATCATGGCATTAAATCCGTTTTTTCTCAATGGTTCATCAAGTGAACAAAATTTAGTGCAGGATTTGATAAACGAACAACTCCGCATGTATGGATTGGACGTTTATTACATCCCAAGAAAGATGTTGCAAACTGATAATATTTTGAATGAGGTGCAATCATCAAAATTTGATGATAATTTTATTATTGAAGCATATGTCAACAGTTATGAGGGATATGCTGGACAAGGCGATATAATGACAAAATTTGGAGTTTCTTTGAAAGATGAAGTAAGTCTAATAGTTTCAAAGGAAAGATTTGAAGAATTCATTAGTCCCATCATGGCAGCGATTCATGATGTATTGATAGAGAGTAATCCAATGGAGGAGGTAATAGTAACTCGTCCAAGAGAAGGAGATCTTATATATTTTCCACTTGGTGAAAGATTATTTGAAGTTAAATTTGTTGAACATGAAAAACCTTTTTATCAGTTAGGAAGGTTATATGTGTATGAGCTTCAATGTGAACTCTTTGAATATGAAGATGAAATTATGGATACATCAATTGATGAACTTGATGAGATCTTATCGGATGAGGGTTATATAACAACAATAACTCTTAGAAAATCATCTGAAGTTCAAACAGCTAGACTTGAAGCAGTCAAAACAATTGATACTGGATATGTTCAAAGAATTAGTTTAGATAATGATGGTGGTGGATATACTGGAATTCCAGTTGTTTCAATATCAACTTCACCTGTTGGTCTTGCAACTGCAAATGCTGAAGCGGTTGCAATAACAACATCTTCGGGTGGTGTTTATAGTATTCAGGAGATTCTATTAACTAGACCTGGATATGGATATACTGAGGTTCCAACAGTTACTATTACTGGAGCTGGTGTTGGTGCTGCTGCTACTGCAGTTCTTGGAATAGGATCTCTTGGTATTGGTGAAGTAATTATAAATGATCTTTATCCTGGAAAGGGATATATCACCCCACCAGTTATCAATGTTGGTGTTTCTCCTTCTGGAATATCTACAGATAATGGTGTTATAGTAACTAGTATTATGGATGTTGGTTCAAACGTTGGTGTTATCACTGCAATTTCGTTTAGAAATGCTGGTGCTGCATACACTGGAGGTATGCCAGAACTTATAGTTCCAGCTCCATTTGATCCAACCAATCCTGGAATTGGTACTTATCAATATAATGAAATTGTTATTGGATCTGCTTCTTCAACTAGAGCAAGAGTGAAGGATTGGGACATAAATACTATGAAATTAAAGGTTGGCATTGCTACAGGAGAATTCTTACCAGGAGAAGATATTATTGGTGAGGAATCTGGAGCAAGATACAACGCATATTCTTATGAAGAATATGAATTAGATTCACCATTTGCTAAAAATGATGAATTTGAAAATGAAGGAATAGATATTCTTGATTTTTCTGAAGACAATCCATTCGGTACATTCTAATGTTAGGAACTTATTATTACCACGAAATTGTAAGAAAAACCATTATTGGTTTTGGTACTCTGTTTAATAATATCATCATCAAGCATGAAGATGAGAATGATAAGACTTATAGTGAACTGCAAGTACCTCTCAGTTATGGTCCATCTCAAAAGTTTTTAGCAAGAATAGAGCAGCAAAGACAACTCAATAAGCCTGTTCAAATTACATTACCAAGACTTTCATTTGAAATGACAGGTCTTTCTTATGATCCAACTAGAAAAACTGGAGTAACACAAACATTTAAAACTGTAGATAAGACTGATAATAAAGTCAAAAAAGTCTTTATGCCAGTTCCATATAATATTAATTTTGAATTAAATGCATTTTGTAAGTTGAATGATGACGCCTTACAGATTGTAGAACAGATTTTACCATATTTTCAACCATCCTTTAATATTACCGTTGATTTAGTTGAATCGATTGGAGAAAAGAGAGATATTCCAGTTGTTTTAGATAGTGTATCTTTTCAAGATGATTATGAAGGAGATTTTTCTACTAGAAGAGCTTTAATATATACTTTACAATTTACAGCAAAAACTTACCTCTTTGGTCCTGTTGCTGAAAGTTCTGATGGTCTTATTCGTAAGGTTCAGGCAGATCTTTACAGTGATACTAATACTCAAAC